CCGGATGCGAAATGATTATTTGGAGGTTGATGAGATGGATGATGGGGGAAAACTTGAACGACTTTCCCGACCCGCAGCCAGATCCATTTCGTGTATGACAACATTTGAAATCATTATTCCTGAGTGTGTACAGGCACACTTTGGTCTTATACTCACCTGTTTCGTTGCTATTATTGTGTTTTTAATAGTGGCGCTGATTTGGTTCATTTGCCGCGATGACTCTTGGAGTGTCGCAGCAGACCGGATGCGAAATGATTATTTGGAGGTTGATGAGATGGATGATGGCATCTCCCCAAATGACTCTGGGATTCGCATAGTGCGGCTCACGGTGGCGCATTTGCGCGCTGAGCTCGGGCTCTTGACAGACAATACTGCCAATCGGTTAGTGGTGTCTCATGCAGCTCGTCGGTTTATGAAGGAGCACGGACTTCGACCAACACATGTGGCAAAGTATTTTACTTTTGCCATTGAAGCTTATATGATGCGATCTGTATCTGATGAGTGGTTGGACAATGTCCGTGAGTCCCGCCGGGGCAGACAATTACGTCGCCTCGGTGCTAAGAGTATGTGAGGGGGCCCAGTGCTCAGCAGTGGCATCGACACACAGATTGGCTATTCTAGTGTCGAAGGTATTACTGTTACGGGCGTGAGCACTGGGGCAAAAACACGGGTTGTGCGCACGCTGACTGGATATGGTTCTGGAGTCCAGTTTGGTGTGCATAACTCTAGTATGGCGAATTTGATGCGAGGCGTGGCAGAGCGAGTCTTATATATTCGTTCTGATGCTGGGGAGTTGACCCCGGCTAGGAAACCTTTGGCTGATGTGTTTATGCGTTTAGGTGGTGTCAAAACCAAACTTCTGAGAAAGCTTGTCCCGACCACCGTTGTGCCTAAGGAATCGTATTCCTTACTGTACAGCGGTCGCAAGAAGCTTATATATCAGAGGGCCTACGAGAGTCTCGTTAATCGTGGGATTACTCGGAAAGATTCGTATGTATCTACATTTGTCAAGGCGGAGAAAGTGAATTTCTCTGTCAAAGGTGACCCTGCACCTCGTGTTATCCAACCAAGGTCTCCTAGATACAATCTTGAGGTTGGTAGATACCTCAAGTTGTTTGAAAAGGAGTTAGTTCGTGGCTTCAGAAGAGGCTGGGGATATGATGTGATTTTAAAAGGGAAAAATGCTGATGGTGTGGCGCAATCTTTGCGTGACAATTGGGATGTGTTTCATGATCCCGTGTGCATTGGACTAGATGCTAGTCGGTTTGATCAACATGTGTCTGTAGAGGCATTGTTGTTCGAACATAGCATTTATAATTCAGTGTTCCGGAGTCCTGAGCTCGCCCGGTTGTTACGGTGGCAATTGCGAAACACCGGTTTTGGCCGTATAGGTGACCAGTGTGCTAAATATGTTGTGGATGGTTGTCGTATGTCTGGTGATATTAACACAGGCATGGGCAATTGTCTAATAATGAGTGCCATAGTGCTTGCATATTTTGAGCATCATCATATTGATGCTCGCCTCGCTAACAATGGCGATGATTGTGTGGTCTTCATTGAACGTAAGAACTATCCACTCCTCAAGAATATTGATCAATGGTTCACAGATTTTGGGTTTAAACTCAAACGTGAACCTCTTGTTGATGTTTTTGAACGGGTTGAATTTTGTCAGGCCCAACCAGTGCTCGTAGGTAATGGTTGGCGAATGGTGCGCAATCCTTGGACAGCTATGTCCAAAGATTGTGTTAGTCTGTTATCCTGGGATAGTGTAGAAAGTTTCGATGTTTGGCGTGATGCTATCGCCGTTTGTGGTGGGGAGTTGACGTCTGGGGTGCCTCTCTGGCAATCGTTTTATGATTCGATACGCAGTGGCGGCCGTACTGGGGGGGTGGATGCAGTATATGATACTGGGATGGGAATGATGGCGCGTGGGGTGAGGAAGGTTCAACACATTAGTTCTAGATCCAGATTTTCTTTCTGGCTGGCTTTTGGTATTGACCCGGATCTGCAAACCGCGTGTGAAAATTCTTGGCCAGGTGTAGAGTATACCACACCCCCCTTGGTAAGCAATACCGAAATACCCAATTTGAGCAAAAATCCAATATGTCTCCTAAATCTAATAAAGCCTTGACCGCCATGCGCCGGGTTAACCGCACTCCTAAACGTAAGTTTGCGGGTAACCTTGGCGCAGAGGGGCGTGTCACTTCTCGATACATCTCAGCCGGTGTAGCCACTGCTAGTGGTCAAGACTTTGGCTGGACGTTTGTTGCGCCAGCCTTGCATAGTCTTGCAAATGATCCTGGTGGTGCTGTGATTTCTAATTACAGCAACTACCGGGTATTGTCGTCTAAGTTCATCTTTGTTCCAGCTGTTGGCACCACCACAGCTGGCACTTTTTGGGTGGCTTATATTGACAACCCAGAAACCATTTATGACGTTCTTTCTGGTGGCTTTACTATTACAGCCGCCACTAATATCGTTCAGAATATGTCAACAGCCAAGGCCGCCCCGATTTGGGAAGGTCTGGAGACATCTGTTAATCGCCCGGCGCGACGTAAGTTGTTTAATGTTGACACTACATCACCTGCCTCA